GCATATCTCAGAGAGATGGGCTTGAGGGCAGAACAAGAACTTGGTCCCTATAAAGTTCCGCCTCCCGGATCGGACATGGGATTGCCCGCAGGGGCATTGATTACAAGAGGAGTATCAACAGCGCCTTATCTGAAAAAAGAAACACGAGATTTAATCAAAGGCGATTTTCCTGTTGAAAAACTACCACCAGAGATTCAGAGATTTATTAAGAATACATTAGAAAGACCGAAAACGTTTTTTGATCTTAGCGGCGGTCGTAGAGCTGGAGCGAAAGGCGAAAAGGGCGAAAAGAAAGAAACTTTCAATTTACTCAAGCTTCTTATGGGTTTGCTTGGTTTACCGTTTAAGGCGCTTGGTTTAGATGTAGGCCAAGGCGAAGGCAGCGAAAGACAACCTCGTAGAGCTATGCCCTTATCTCAAAGATCCATAACAGGAGGATAAACAAATGCCAAACGGAACAGTTCCTACCGGAAGTCCTACAAATCTTGGTGGAAGAGGAGTGTATAATTTAGGCGGGGGCGAATTCCGCAGATGTGGGGATTTGACCAGTCCTGCGTATGGACCACAGCCAGGGGGTGGCCATGTAGCTAAAATAAATCCTATTCGGATGCTAACTCCCGGAGATCCCGGCTTTGTGGGCAGACCACAACAAGCAGAACAATCAGGACAGCCAGGACTGGGCAGCGTTTTTAATTTGCTTGATATGTTGAAGGGAATAATAAATTTGCCCTTTCAGTTATTGGGGGGGCCAGGCAAAGATGCGGGAGGAACGCCAAGCAAAAACACGGGAGTAGTGCCAAGCCGAGCGGGGGGTGCAGCATGGGGTGATCCTGAAGCTGTAAGGGCAATGGATAGAGGGGAACCGCCACTATGGCAGCGCATGGGATAAACATTTGTTGATTATAAAAGGCCAAGAAAATGAATAACCGCATGTCTCCTTTTGTGAGATTTCCTGAACATGAATTGGATTCGGGGCCGGAACAGTTTCGTTCAAGAGGACTTGTTCCCATGGGACAGGTAATGGATGGTGACATAGATCCTTTCCGGGGGGATATGCCGACGCCAGCCATAACACCGCAGCAACAATATGACAGGGGCCAGCCAGGCAAAAAAATACTTGGTATGCCTAAAGATCAGTTTATCGCCTTAATGGGAACGATTGCTCAGGCATTTGGGGGCGATTCAGCCAGCGGCAGGATGGGCGCGGGGCTGGTCAACATGGCTGGCATGTTGCGCGAAGAGAGGCTTGGCCGGGCTAAGGCTCAAGCGGATGAAGCGGCTGCGAAGCGTAAGGCGGCGGCTGGAACTGCAAAAGAGAAGCGTGAAGCAGCGGCCAAGGAACGCGAGAGGTTAGAAAAGAAAAAAGGGAAAGCTCCTACGGTCAGGACATTTAGGGTAAAAAATGAAGAAGGTGTTGACATGGATGTCCAGCATTCCTTCAATTACGATACTCGCAAATGGGAGCCGATTCCCGGTATGACTGGCAAGGAAATTAAAGAGGCAAAGGAAGGAAAGGAGTCTCCCATAGTCAGGACATTTAGGGTAAAAAATGAAGAAGGTGTTGACATGGATGTCCAGCACGCATGGGATACTGATGCCGGAAAGTGGACGCTAATTCCTGGAATGCCTGGCAAGAAAGTAAAACCTCCTGCCGGAGAAAAGCCAAAGGAAAAGTCATGGGCTGAAAAGAGAGCCCGCGCGAAAGAGAAAAGAGGTCTTGAAGCTTCTATACTTGATCCTGAGAATTTAGAGAATCCTGCAATTCAGGTAAATATTGATGCTTTTAACGAATTACCTGATACTACCTATGTGTATCATCGGACACCTGGTACGCCTGCTGAAGAAACGGGTTGGTTTGATCTTAAGCGAGACGTTCCGGCAGTTCCGTCAACTATTGAAAAGGTGGATGTTTCAACGCCCGAGAAAGTCAAAGATTCGAGTTTACCGGTTGAAGTGAAACTGAAATTATTAAGAACACGATTCGGATATGACTAATGAAAGCTGAAGATTTTTTAAACCAGGAAACTAAACCTGTAGGCGAAAAGATTACTTCAAAGGGTATGTCTGCTGAAGCTTTTCTTGATATGCCTACAGAGGAGCCTATCGGAGAAACAGTAATTCCGGATATTGCACAAGAACGACCTCCTACCATGTTTGAACGTGGCAAAGAAGCGGCCACGGAGTTCTTTCGCCCATCTTTTGCACCTGAACCTGCTGTCCCGTCTGGCATGGAGGGAATGCCGGAGTCTGCTATTCCGGCTGGCATGTCAATGGATATCCCTGCCCGTAGGGCTGAGATTGACGAAAGGTTTAGTCAAATTGATGCCGAGGTCACAACGGGAAACATAGAAGGCCTACAGGCCCAAATTGAAGAGCTATCCTCTCAGGCGGTTGATGGGGCATTACCTCCAGACCTGTATAAGCAATATACTGCATTACGCCCACAATACGAAAAAGCCGTTGAAGATTATAACGCCGGGATAACTGAGGCCCAGGGATTGACAGGCGAGCTACAGGACCTGGAACAACAAGAATACGGGATGGCTATGGCACGTCCCGTTTCAACCGTTACAGGTAAACCAGTTCCTACTCCCGAAGAAAGAATGCTTGGTGGCATCACCGAACCAGGAAAGTTTGATTTCATGGACCGGGCCCGGGAGATCAAGGAAGAGGGCGTTGTTCCATTCATCCCGTTTGTGTCAGGTGCAAAGGAAGTTAAAGACATAGCCCAGGTTTCCGCGGCTGCTTACAAATTGAAAGAGGGGACCGCTACCCCTGAAGAAAAAGTAGACCTTTTGGAATTTGTCGAAAAGGCAAGCAGGGACACCACCTTCGGGTACAAGGTCATTAATACAGTTGCGGCCATGCCTGCCTTTATGGGTGAATTCCTTCTTACCAGTGGACTGTATTCTGCTGGTCGAAAAGTCGGTACAAGGGCTGCGACGAAAACTCTTGAAGGCTATCTAGGCAAAGTTGGCAGAAAACTACTTGAAAAGGATTTGGGCAAAATAGGGGTAGGGATTGCCGGGGGAGTGGCCGGAGGTACATTGCAGGCCCCGATAATGGGCGCTCCTCGTATAGTGAGTGGGACCATAGAGCGGTCCATGCCAAAGCTGAAACTTTCCAGGAATGAGCAAGGTGAAATCAATGCGGTGATAGCCGGTGAAGGAGAAGACCTTCTCGTGGCGTCCACAATGGCGCTCGGGGATCAATGGGCTGAAACCGTATCAGAACATAGTGGCGGTTTGTTCAGGATGCTCAATGGATCTGCGAAAAATGCTGCAATCAGGGCCGGATTGTTCTCTGCCACCATGAAAGCCAATCCGGGCATGTCACCGAACAAAGTCAATACCCTTTTCAATAAAATGGCATATCACGGTGTCATTAATGAAATACTGGAAGAGCGGGTAGGTGAAGGCTTGCGGGCTGGCCTGGGTCTGCAAGAATATAAGATACCTACGGCTGAACAGTTAGCGGTTGAGTTGGTATCTTTTTCAGTTCCCGGTGTGATCCAAGTTCTTGGGGCGAGAGCTTTCAGGGGACCTAAACCTACGGAAGCTCCCCCAAAGGCTCTCCCCTTGGCAGCGCCAGACCTATCTGAAACACAAAGAGAGCTTGCCAAAGAGGTCATTCGTGAAAAAATGGCGGAACGGCCTCTTCCTCCTGCTATACCAGAAAGGCAAATACCGCTTGCCCCTCCCGGAATGCCTTCCCCCGGGATACCTCCGGTAACGCCTGAACCAATGGCCGAACTTCCACCAGGTCAAGGATTTGGACTTATAGAGCCTACACCTGAAATAAGGTTGCGTCCGGGCCCTGAGAGAATAGAAGGGCCTGAGTATCCTGAGGGGGCTGAATATGTGGCTGGCAGGCCTGCACCTGAAGAGCTTGAGGTTGAATACAAACCTATCCTTGGTTCACATGGTTTACCCTGGAAAGAGGAAGAAAGGGCTTTAAAAGCTTTTGAATCCAAAAGACTGATTGAGGCAGGAATTACTGAAGAGACACACGAAGTCGTACCGATTAAGAATGGATTTGGGATCATAAGAAAAACGGCTGTTGAGAAGGAAATTGTTGAACCTGAAGTTGTGCCGGAAGTTGAGAAGCCGGAAGTCGAAGTTTCTCCGGCTAAAGAAGAGGTTCCCGTTGAACCCGTTAAGCCTGAAGTAATCAAAATCCCCGAACTAAAAAATACCGAAGAAGCCTTAGCCTTTGGCAAAACGGCTACCCCTGAGCAGATCAAGGCCCTGAAAGCCAAAAGAGATGAAAGCCTGTCAAAAGCGGATGCCTTGAAAGATAAGGACGATCTACAAGGTGCCATGGATGAGGCTGTCAGGGGGCAGCTTTTCAGGGAGGCTATTGAGTCTGCTGAGGGAAAAGTTGTTGAGGTGAAGAAACCCAAAGAGCCTGTTGTTTTTGACATGCCAAAATTTCCTAAAGATGATTTTGATAATGAGATAAAAGCTCTTAACCAATACTTGGTTGAACACGATTCCAAGAAGGGGCGAGTCCCTGCCAAAAAACCATATCTCAAAACAAGAGACGAGGAATTTGCTAAAATTGTAGGTGATACTGATTATCAGGATTCTAATATTGCTGGCGGCGTAGAAGATGTGCGCCAAGCAATTTGGACAGGTGAAAAGCTTGGGTATCATCCAGATGACATAGCTAAATATCTTGAACAAAATTACGTAGAAGGCGTATCAGGTGGGGGGAAGATAATTTCTCAGATTGAAAGACCTAAAGAACCTGTTGCCGAAGTCCCGGCGAAAGAACCTTGGGAGACAAAACAAGAAGAATATATTGATAATATTAATAAAGAGTATCAAGCGAAGAAGGAAGAAATAGAAACTAAAGAAAAGAATACTCTTTCTGAAATTGATGCTAAGCAATCACGGGACATAACACCTAAACGCGGAAGACAAATAAGTAATCAGTACGAAGAAGCAAAAAAGAAATTTTATGAAAAACGAATGCGACTTGATGAAGTTTATCATGAACTCAGATATAAAGATGGAAAATTTGTAACAAAACATCAAGATGTTATCAAAAAAGCCCTAAAATCCGGCCAACTAACCCCCGAAGCCTACACCAAACTCCACGAAAAGGATTATGGGCCTCTTGCGGAGTTTATGCCTGAAGTGGTTGAGAAAGCCAAGCCTGAAGCTAAGGTTGAAAAATTTGAAGAAATATACCGTGGAGAGGGAGGTCCATCAGTAAAAGAGGGACGTTATTGGTCCCCTGATAAAGAATGGGCTGCACAATTTACGCAGACAGGAAGATTGTCAGAAGTAAAATCAGGACGAATAAAATCTTCTGATATATATGAGGCGTCACCCTTAACGGAAGCTACAGACCCCGATGCCATAGACGCTGCGGCCAAACTCGCAAAGAAAGAGGGATTCAAGGCTATTCGTTTAGATGAAGGAAAGCGTGAACCTGATTCGGTTTATATCTTTGACAGGACTGCAATTAAGCCTGAGAAGATTAAGAAAGAACCCCTCTCCGAAACCAAGTCCCGCCTACTCGCTAACATAAAATCCGAAAAGGGTTCATCTGAACTCATAAACGATCTGTCTCGCCTCGGGGCCGATGCGATGCGCAGGGGCCATACCACCTACAAAGCTTTTACGGCAGAGATGAAAAGTGAGTTGAGTAGTGTCTGGGAGAAAATCAAATCGTTGATACGCAAGGCTTATTTTGCGGCTAAAAAGGTTGTTGCCACAGTCAAAAAATGGAATGAAAAGCCGGATACTTGGGAAATTTACGACAAAAAAAGCGGTGATATCGTCGATGTGCTTAAACCTGGAGAAAATAAAATAGAGTATGCCGACATTGATATACTTTTGGGAGTTGACAAAAAATATGGAATAAGAAAAGCCAAAAAGATCCCAGTTGAAATGCTTCCAAGAATAATCAAGAGTGAACGAGGAGCGGTTGAAATTGGGAAACCCAAGCCAAAACCTGAAGTTGGCCGTGAAGTCATAAGCAAGGACGGAACCACTGTTGATTGGGATAGGTCAAGAGTCATTACAAAAGAAAAGGTAACTCATAAGTGCTATGCGACCTACAACAAAGACGGCTCTTTTAAAAAATGGAGAACCAGGGAGGCGATAAACAAGATCAGGGCACTCAAGAAAGCTGACGTGAAATATAAGGAACGATTAGGAAAAGCCAAGGATAAATTTGATGTCCGGGTAGAGAAAATCAAAACTGCCAAGGAAATTCTCAAAAGGCGTCGGGAAAAAATCCGGGCTGTCAAAGAGCATTTCCTGTTGTCGGATAGTGATTTAAGGAAAATTACAAAAAGAGATATCCGCTTGATGTCTGACTTTGAATTTAAACAGTTTATTGATGACATAAGAGTAAAAGCTGAAAAGTTTGCCGAAAGACGGCAAGCTGTAAATGAGCTGGAATTACTTAAAAAGGAAAAAGCTTTTATAGGTGAAGAGAATATTCGGAAATTTTACAAATTACCGACTGTCAAAAATATGACTCACAAGCAGTTAGAGGAATATGCAGAAATTTTGAGCGGATATGAAAAGGGCGATCAGTTTTTAACTCCAAAAAGGATAGGTGGAATAGAAAATACACTATGGGCGGGCTCAAGAACTGTGCGTGAAGTATTGGAAAAAGCCTCAAAAGAATTTGATGTCCCATTGTCAGAGCTTAGAAAAGTCAAGGTGTCGGAGATTGATAGGTTCAGATATGACACGTCTCTTGCAAGACAAAATCCTTTTTACAATTTCATGGTTGACACGATAAGAACGGCAGAAATCAAAAGTCAGTTCAAATATTTTAAGGAGAGAGAAAAGCTTTACCGGCTTGCTAAGGCAGCACTGAAATCAAGAAAAAGAGGGATACTCGGAAGGTTGGTTCCGCGCCAAAAAGACTTGATGAACTATCTGGAGGCGGAGGGCGATGCAAAAATAGAAATGGCTGAAAAATTGACCGTAGAAGAGATAGCTCTTGCGGAAGGAATAGAAGATTTTTACCGCAGAGCCTACAACTGGTTACTTATAAGTCAGGAATTAAAAACCTCTCGTTTCGAAGATAAGTATGTCATGCATGCCAAGCGGCCTATAAGCGAACTGCTGATTGATTTAAAGGATACCGGGATCAAGAGTGCTGTAAAGGATCTGTTAAACAGGTGGCGGCTTGATGAGGCTCAATTCAAGATACTTGACAGCAAGACCGGCGAAATTCTCAGGATGAAAAAGTTCTTCCGGCAGACGCTATACCGGACAGGGGAGCTGACTCCTACTAAAAACATCGTCAAGGCCACTGATATTTACATGCAGCAATTTTTCCAGAAAATGGCACTCGATGAATCTGTCCCCGCAATAGAAACCCTTGCCATGGCTTTGAGGCCGAAAGAAAAAACAAGAACAGGGATATTCTTGAACGATAGTCTGATGACATTTGTTAAAGAATACCTGAATACTAAGAAAGGAAGGGCAATTAATATTGGAATACAGCAAGGTGGGAAAGTAGATACTGTAATAAGATTCACAAACCAGATTATTTCCCTCAGATACATTGCTCTTAACATCCCGCTTGAGCTTGCGGCCATTGTCGGTGAGACAACTGCAAAGTTGCCAGCGCTGGGGAACAGGAAGCTTATACTTGCGAACATAAGAAGGCACACACCGCGAGGCAGGCGGATACTAAAAAAATACAAGGCATATACCGGGGAGGGAGTTCTTGAAGAGGCTCTTCAGCCAGCAAGAAACATAGGTGAAAATATAAACCTGCTTTTATATGGATTATTCAAATGGAGTAGAAGAGTTACAAAGCAAGATATTCTTCTCGGAAATATGACAAAGGCAGAATTTGAGGCGGAGACAATTAGCTCTGAAAAATTAGCTGAAGCTACAAAAATGACCGGGAGGTGGCTTGATATTGAAGGTGCAAAAAGCATCATGGGAACTACGTCAAGCGGAGCGGCTATTACAAAATTCAAGGGGTGGGCGATACCCATTGTCAGCTCTACTGCACAAAACGCAGCTTCGCTGGCAAGAACATTGACAAGAGTGGGAAATCCCAAGAAACGGCTTACCCGGCAACAATTTCAAGAGCTTTATCGGATTGCAGAAATGGGAGCGATCGTAGCGGCTGTTGCGTCCTTGAATGTCGATGACGACGATAAAGATACGTTTGTCGGACGGTTAAAGTATTATGTGATAAGAGAATTGGGAACTATCTACAATGCCCTAAGTCCAAGAACTATGTTGACCTTTGGTGTTACCATAGCTTTCCTGGAAAAGCTTTCACAGAATCTTTATACACTTATGACTCTTGAAAAATATAAGACCAAAGATGAGCTCAAGGGAGTGAGGGCGCTGAAAAAACAACTTACACCAGCGGCCATAAGTCAGTTTAAGGAAAAAAAGAAACCGGAGCCCAAAAAGAAGAAAGGTCGTTTAACCGGGGGTCTTTCTGGCGGCGGGCTAAAGAGTAGATTGAAATAATTTATTATCATATTATGGAGTAACTATATTATGCTTACTATTGGAGATGCCGTAGCCTTTGCCAGTATATGTATCGTAATAGTTATAGCTGTTTTCCGGTTTAGTGACGGGGAAAGCGTTAAAGAAAAAGAATGTTTATTACGATCCAAAAATATTTGTAATAAACTTGAAACTCTCAAGGAAAATGTTAATGAGTTGTTTAATCAATTTAATGATTTGAATAAACATTTAAGGGATGGCGACAATAAGTAAAAAAAATGCTGAGTCCAAAGGGCACGGCTTCTAATCGGGAATATTGAAATGAAAAAAATTATTTCATTGTGCATGATTTTGTTGTTATATGCCATGGTTTCACCAACGCGAGCCGTTGATGTCAATGCTACGTGGGAGCATTCTGACCCGTCTTCTGTTGATGGTTTTAAAATGTATTGGGGCGAAATACGAAATGGGCCTTATTCCAATCAGCTTTTTGAAGTGAACGCAACGACAATAGAATACAACATGACATTAGAAGAAGATCATGAATATTTTTTGGTACTTCGAGCCTTCAACGCAAGCGAAGAAAGTGACGACTCCAGTGAAGTTCATTGGTATTGCAAAGATAGCATTGTTACAGCCAGGGGCATGTTTTCAGGTCAATCAACAATATGTGGAGGTTTTATACAATGAAAAAGAATTTGTTTTTACTAATTATTTTATGCCTGATTCCATGCATAGCTTCTGCTGGATATTATGGATCATGGAAAATAAACGATTACCTGACATTTGCTGTCAATACCCATAACTCGGGTACTGGTGAAGCCACAGATGCCGATAGCGTACCTTCCTACAGAGTATATGAAAATGAAATAGCAACTCCCATTATGACAGGGACCATGACATTTCTGGATACTGTCAATACTATTGGTTTTTATTCTGAGCGGATTGACCTGAGCGCAGCAAACGGATTTGAGAAGGGAAAATCTTATACCATATACATTGTAGGATTAGTCAATTCCGTAACTGGAACTACCAGCCATAATTTTCAAATAGAGGCCGAAACTGACAGCAATGTCGTATCGGATAAGACCGGCTATAGCTTGGCTTCTTCGCAAACCTTTAACGTAACAGGAAACAGGACGGGCAGCGTGTCCGGCAGTGTCGCTTCAGTCACCGGGGCCGTAGGGAGCGTTACCGGATCGGTTGCGAGTGTTTCCGGCAATGTGAATGGCTCCGTAGCTTCGGTATCTGGCAGTGTCGCTTCAGTTACCGGGGCCGTAGGGAGCGTTACTGGCAATGTGGGCGGGAATTTGGTAGGGACAGTCGGCGCTCTTTCTGCGGCCGCCATTAATGATATTTTTGGTGAAGAAGTGGATAACGATGGAACGGCCATTACCTTAAAGGGTGGACTGAAGTTGATGCTTTCAACCTTGACAGGAAAATCAAGTGGTGGGGGAACAACTACTGTGATATTCAGGGATTTGGCAGATTCAAAAAGTAGAGTTACCGCCACAGTTACCAGTACAGGAAACCGTACTGCAGTTACACGTGATGCTGAATAATGAAAAATTCTAAACACAATCTGTTAAAAATAATCGCGCTATCTTTCGCTCTAGCGTTGTTTTCGCCTGGTGTTGCCAATGCGGATTTTCCAACAAGTCCGCATTATGGACATTGGGTATTTATGGGTGGAGACATTACCTCAACTGTAACCCTTATCAAAAATAATCCAGACTTCATCGGGATAAAAAAAGTTTATCACTGGAAATATCTCGAAACATCTGAGGGAGTTTATGACTTTTCAGAAATAACAAGCGACTTGGCAGAGTTACAGGCAGAAGGGAAAAGGTTGTGGGTTCAAGTTTCGACAACTACCTGGTCTTCCGGCGGTTCACCTCGTACGCCAGAATATATGTGGACTGATTCAAAGTATGGAGGGACACTCCCTTATTATAGCGTTTATGAAAGATCGGTTGGATATGGAGGATGGGTTCCTATTTTTTGGAACACAGAACTTCAGGATCGCTTCAGGGCGCTAAATACTGCTCTGGGCGCAAGCTTTAATGGTGAAGCATATTTTGAGGGAGTAACATTAGGCGAAACTTCTATAGGACGACCGCCTGGTGCTCAATTTGGCTACACTGTTGCTGGTGCTTTAGCAGGATTTAAGACAATAGCATCCGCAATGAAAACCGCATTCCCGGACAAGGCGTTTATTCACAATGTCAACTATGCGCCTTTTGACAGGGCAGACTTTTGCGCGTGGTGCGTGTCAAACAATATTGGAATTGGCTGTCCTGATTTTCGTATAAATAGTGTGACCAACTCTATTTATACTCTAATTTATCCAATAATGTTGCAATATCATGATGATATACCTATTGCTCCTGATGTCCAGTGGGAGGATTACGAGTACGTAAATCCCGAAACAGGCGTTTATGGTACAGCAGCCGAATTATTGATAGCATCTCATGACATTACAGATCCGCATTACTTCTCCTGGGAGCGCAGAGAACCATATTTTACCAACGATGTTATTCCCGCTGTAAATGAATATCCAACACTTCCTATTACAAGAATTGCATCAGGTCCGGGGGTTGTCGATAACGGTGACGCAGGAACATCGAGTACTGGTAGTTGGTATGTTTCATCAGGGCCTAGTCCGTATGGGAGTGGATCACTTTATTGCCAGGGCGGTATCTATACTTACGAGAAAGTGTTAAGTGGGAATTATGAAGTGTCTCTTTGGTGGACATCCCTGTCTCGCCGTCCTTCTTCGGCAATAATTAGGATTTATAACAACGTAAATTTAATTGATACAGTAGTAGTTAATCAAAAAATTAATGGAGGTCAGTGGAATTTATTGGGAACATATGATTTTACCGGCACCGCCAAAATAGAAGTTTTGTCCGCTGGCAGTAGTGACCGCACCAATGCGGACGCGGTAAAGTTTAGTTCAGGAGAAAGCGAAAAACCCTTATCACCAACAAATGTTAGAATGAAGATTATTCCATAATGCGGCATGAATAGGAGGAACCTAAAATGAAAATAGCATTAATAATCAAAATAGCTGGATTACTTTATAACTATGGATTGCGAGCCCTTCTCATTAAATATATTGATGATCCGGACAATGAATGGGATGATAAGCTAATTGCGGCGCTGGACAGTTTTTTTGGATATAAGAAGAAGTCTGTGGATGTCAGCAGGGCCGAGAGCACCAGTCAATAGCTCACAGGGATGGCTGTTGGTCTGGTGCTCTTTTTTTATTTAATGTATGGAGTAAACACAGAAAAGAAAAACTGGAGAGTGTAAAATGAAAAAACTATTTTTAATTCTTGTTTTGGCTGTTTTTTTGGTTTTCCCTATATCGGCACTTGCTCAAGAATGGGTGACTGCGAACCAGGTAACGGTTACATGGGATGCTGTGATAGCATTTCAAAACGGAGATCCGATACCCGCAACTGACATAATCGAATATGGGGTCTATTTGGCAGACGAGGTTGATACCGATAAAATAAACCACATCCCTCTTGGCGTGACTACTGACACCCTATATACAATAACTTTGGATAAAAATTTACCGGAGGGCAAATATTTTGCCGGACTTAAAACGATAAGAAAACTTGCGAATGGAACCACTGTGGCTGAATCGATTGTCGTGTGGTCAGATAATCCGGATATTGTTCTCGATGGAAAAACCTTTGGGGTAAGCCATTATTTTATTCCTATGGTGGTGAATGGAATTAGTCACGAATAGCCAATAACTGGGCATGGAATCAGAGGGAATTATGGCTAGCCTCAACAAAGCGTTAAAGCCATTGCTGGGTATTGAAGGCAAATATGTCGATGACTCAGTTGATGTTGGAGGGGAAACATATTGCGGAATATCTCGTCGGTATCATCCAGACTGGTCAGGATGGATCATAATTGATGCCAGAAAATCAGATCCTCTTTTTCCTGCTTGCTTAGAACAAGAGGATGCGCTTCATTTCAGCATCAAGTCTTTTTACAAATATCGTTATTGGGATTTCTTTTGGGGTGATGCTATGCCAAGCGATAGACTTGCCCAAAAAATGTTAAATGTTGCCGTAAATCCTGGACCTGCTTTGGCTGTCATGTATTTACAGCGAGCCCTGAATGTGCTTAATCGCAATACGGTCCTCTATATGGATATTCTTGTTGATGGAGTTTACGGGCCAAGGACACACAAGGCCCTTAAACAATATTTGCAGAAAGACGCAGTTACCTACTTGTTGAAAACCATTTTGATTCAGCAGGGAATGCACTATCTTGATTATATGAAGCGATCTCCCGAACAAGAGAAATACGCACGAGGTTGGTTCAATCGGTTAGAGATTGAGATAAAATAACGATTTAGTTCAGGGGCACGGCTTTTTGTGTCCGCTGAAACGACTGGTTATACGTTTATTTGTTTTAAATCTTTTTTTAACATATAAATTTGCCTATCTTTCTGAGCTAAAACAAGTCTGACAAGTTCTGCTGGCGGGGTTCCCATCGGCCCATGATCTTCAATAGCAACAGTAGATAAATCAAGTTCGTTGACTACATCCTCAAGCATATTTTCGAGTTCATCTTTATTCCAACAACTCATAACTTTATCACCTTTCTGGTTGACGTATAACGCCTGAGTTCAGCGGCGCGGGTTTAGGCTCCGCTGGAACTATTTGTTAGAGAGTATTAAGGTGGCCTGCGTTTCTAATCCCAGGGCAGGCCAGCGCTGGGTATCAAGGAGACACTTATGGCATAATGAAAATTTATTAAGTTCCAAATTCCTGTTGAGCCGATTTCAGACGTCGGAATGTCCAGCCTTTTACAGATTTACATCCGTATCTTTCACATAAACAATTTGAAATATTGCTATTGCTTAAATTGTGCTGTCTTGCAAATTTATGTTGATTGTTTGAAAAAATTATTTCTCCGCTTGGGCTAAATGCCTGGAACCAGCGTTGCTTCATTGGTCCACAAGACAAAGGTCGACAATTAAGATTTTGTTCATGACGTATTGCCCACTTGCAATTCCCTGGTTCATAGTTGCCATCATTGTCGATACGCTCTAAAGTGAGTTCAGGTTTTGGCTTTTCTCCTATGTCGGCAAGAAAATTCTCAAACGAGTGCCAGCGCTCACAAACCGTAATGCCGCGACCACCGTAATTTTTAAAGTCCTTAACCCTTGGATTTTGACAACGCTGTCTCATGTGTTTCCATGCTACATATTCCGATGTTATTTTATTTCTTCGTGCATGTCCATGTTTCATAGCGTTAATCTTTTTCTATCGTCCATATTTTGATTTCAGTTCTGGGATTATTTGAATAAATTTTTTGAGCCATGCTTTCAACAATTTGGCTATCATCTTTCCAAACAACATGATTTAGACAATCATACACAAATTTTTCTAAATTATCCAAATCTTTCTTCTTTGTATGAAAAACTGGAGCATTAGGTTTCAATATTTTTGCATTTTTACCAGTTCCATAATGGCTTTTAGGCCGTGGCATATAAAAAATGCAAGCTATTTTAATAGGCCCTTCAAGGAGAGGACATTTTATTTGTTGCTTTACTTCCCATAAGAATCGACCTTCTTCGGTTTCTTGATCATTATAAGTGATTACAAATTTACCCCGCCTGGAAAACCTAGGCCTAGTTTTTGCGATCGGATTACCGGGAATTACAAGATGTTGCATTACGCCCAACCGGTCTTCGTGCCGAAGTCAAGTGCCGGGATTTTCATTATTCCTCCATTGGGGCTAAACAACAGTCTGATACAGCTTCTCCCCAATTGCTGGGATAGTGAATACCTGGCAGGCCATGGGTGCAATGTGTTCCGACGTATGAGAATTCATTCAAAAGCGGCACAATCTGACACAGCTCCCCACACTCAGGACAACAAGTATCGGGGGGCGTTTGGTATTCAGGCGCAACTTTTTTCGAATTCATCTTTATCTTCATTTTTTCGACCTTATCTCCAACAAGATCATGAGTATACCATCTGATATCTTTCTTGCTCGCCTGAGCATACTTGATTTCTCTCATGGTATCCTCTCCAATGTAATCGTCTTTATTAATTACAAAAATTCCAGATGATATATCAATCTTTCGAAGATGCAGTTTATTCAATATGTCGGCTACGCCTTCATGCTCTGCAAGGTGATCTGGAATTTCTTCTTTCGTGGCATACCACCATGGCAACAAATGCAGGCCCATTGTGATAACTTGTTCATCACGTTCGAGAATCCAGGCGCATACAGCCATGATATCTACAAAACGGGAGGATCCGCATAGTGTTATTATTTTGGGTTTCATCCCTCGCTTAACCTCCGGTACATTGCCTTCATTCATTTTGTGATTGCTCTTGAACCTTTTTTGCCAGCTCGGCAACCGCAGGCCAGCTAATCTCGATATCTGTGTAACTTGCCATTTTACTATGCGGGATATATTTTTTGTTTTTCCATATCCCATGCTTCCGCAACGTGTAAACACACCTTCTCAGATAGCGGGAATCTATAAAGGGAAAAAGATCAAAATAGTCCTGCATTTCTAAATTCAAAGGCTTTATCTTGGCTGTCATGTGGGCGATTTTTTGAACAATTATAGCCAAAGACATGGCACTATAACCCCTTTCCCTTAAATTAAGAAAAAGATGGATGAGGTCCGGATCAATTACCAAAAGCCTTTGATTCATTCCCTCAAATTTTTTGAGCTTTTTTCTTAGTTTGGGAGCCATTATTTTTAGAGTCTCTTTATGTATCCACCTTCAACCCAAAATATACGAATAGGTGAATTCTCTGGCACGCTGGGAGGCCCTGCTGCGTTGGTAGCGGCTGCGGCTACGACTTGGGTAGTCTGGCCTATGTCAACGAGCCACTTGCGAACACGGGTACTGTCAGCGGCTACACTGATGTTCAATTCGTCCAATAGTAGCAGACCCACTCCGGTTACGTGGCTGATAGCCTCTGCAACTGCCATTCTTACGCGCGAGGTTTCAGCGCCTCCAAGTGTCCATAGCTGTTTTTTGTCGGCCTGTACGAGGCTCAAGTCATCCAGGAAGAGGATATCAACTCCCATCATCGGCGCATGTTCTTTTAACCGGGCATTCAGGGTCCCCAGCTTTTCCGCCACAAGCTCACCGGGGATTCCGTCTGGGGCAAGCAGCGTACATAGCGCGTTATAATGTTCACGCCTTGTCTCTGTTTCTTCAATCTTTGCCCGAGTTGCATCCAATGTTGCCTTGGTTGCCTGGTTCCAGGTAATCGCTGATTGTGCGATTTTGAGATATTTGACCTTTTCTTCGATTGCTTCTATTGAAATTTCAAGAGCTTCTTTTTTCTCACCTGCTTCAGGCGCGGCATTTTCCAGCTTTTCCTCAATCTCCTTGATTTCTTTTTCCAAATCGGCAATGTCGTCTTTTGTTTTCATGCAGCCTGCAGCCTTTTTCGAGAGATCATCCCATTTTTCTTGTTCGGGGAACTCTTTTTCCTCGACTGCTTTGATCCTCTCTGATATTTTGTCAATCTCTTTTTGCTGTTCGGACCAATCCGGCTCAATAGCTGGACACATTTTATGTCCAGATGCTCCAGGTATGGGACATGCAAGATTGCTTTTCCAGTTCTTTTTATTTTCTGCCAAGAGGTCTTCGGTTGTCGCTAGCAAATTTTCAAGGGCTGCAACGTCCTCTTTGACTTTGGTGTCAAACTTTTTCTTTGCTTCCTTCAGCTCAGTGGCCTCAGCGGTATCCTCTTTTGTCCACTTTTCCGCTTTTGCGAGTTCAGCCTTTTCTGTCTGGTATTCTGACAGTTGTTTCTCTGCCTCCTTCTTGTCTGCGTCTGACAGGGCCTTGATTCCCCCAAGCTCCTTGTAGAGTTCCTTGAGGCGTTTCTTGTGGGTTGCTTCTTGTTTTTCAAGGGGTTTTTTCTTATGGGTTGCCATGATGGTATCCATGAGGACTTGCGTGTTTCCTAGGGCAACCTGGGTGATCAATTTGGGCTTATCGCCCTCAAGGGCCTTAATTCTTTGCCCTGCTTCGCGGCGTGAATTGTAGGCTATGCTATAGCCGGCATCCCATCCGAGGTGATCAATTTCTTTAATGACTTCTTCATTCCATAATTCTTGACAGACATTTTCGGCATATCCTTTTTCGTAGAGGGCGATAAAGGCGTCTTTCAGGGTGGGCTTTAGTCCCAGGGCCTTGATGATGAGCTTTTTTTGATGTGCAGGGTCCAAATCAAAATAGTAATTTGCACTGAGGCATGCTGACAGAATATGCGGGTCAACGCCCAACTGAGCACCAATTTGGACAGGGGAGGGCCCGGACCTATTTGTTTTGGCCAGGGTACGCTTGATGTTGAAAGGAGATGTCCCTGCTTGGCCGGTAATCGTCACCGAGGCTGTTTTGCACTGGTCGTTAATTGCCTCGATGAAAGCTCCCTTGGACTGGCCTTGGATACTATCAGTCAGGGCGTAGATTGTTGCGTCCAGCAGAGATGTTTTGCCGGTTTCGTTGTGGCCAAGGAAAAGGTTACACTTGGATGATAACTCTATTTCTGCTGCCCGAATTCTTTTAAACCCTTTTATTTTAACGTTATTGATGCGAATCATATTATTTTTTCCTCAATTCGTGTGAATGTCCAGCCCTGGCAGGTTTTGCGACGGCCTGCAAGACAACTAGAAATATCGCCCTGACGTAATCCATGCTCTTTAGCGAACTGATGCTGGTTATTAGAACAGAATATTTCTTCTTTAGGGCTTATAGCTTGAAACCGTTTTTGTTTATTGGGGCCGCAAGATTTAGGTCTTGAATTAATTTGCTGTTCATGTTTTGTACTCCATTGGCAATTACTAGGTTCGTAATTGCCATCATTATCTGTGCGATCTATAGAATATTCAGGTCCTAATCGTTCGCCCATATCCGCAAAGAAATTCTCGAACGAACACAACCAGCGCCTGCAAACAATGATTCCACGACCGCCGTAGTCTTTGTATTGTGAATGGTTCGGATTTTGGCATCTGGCTTTCATGTTAGCCCAGCTTCGATGTTCTAACGATTCCCCACCCCTTCTACAATGTCCGTGTATTAACATGAACTAGACCCAACCAAAGTTATCATCAGATACCGGTTCATCCAAAACCTCTCCCTCTTCGACGGGGGGTTCCTCGCCGGGAGGTATTTCGCCGGAAATATCCTCTGTTTGTTCTGCTTCGGGCGTTTTTTCTGCGGCTAAAGCGGCGGCTTTGGTTTCTTCCTCTTCCTTCTTCTTTTTCCTTTTGGCAGCGGCGGCTTTAGCCTTTTCCTGTTTCTCTTTCAATTTATCAGCATCCGCTCTAGCCAATTCCGCGGCCGTAGGTTCCTGCTCTTCGGCCTTTTCCTCTTTGGCGGGTCCCTCGGGCTCCTTTTTCGTCTCCCGGGTCTTTTCGGTCATGGCGCCGGCGTCGGCCTTAGCTCTTTCGGTTTCTGTCTCAGGGGGAAAAAATTCTTCAGCGATCTCTTTTTCCTCTTCGGCCGCTATCTCCTGATCCGGGACTAAGTCCTCATCATGTCCGATCATGGGACACTGTTTAGCTGTTTCGGCCAAAGCTATGGCGGACCCTGCAAAGATAAGGCTAACGGTATATACAGTGACAGGACCTCGCGGCAACTGTGTCGTTTTTGGAAACAGTTTCATCATTAAGGGAATGCCGGATAGCCTGCCGGCTACTCTCTTGATAAGCATAAGGCTTCCGAGGATGTCCTGTACGGAATTCCAACCAGTGGTACGGTAAACCCAAGATCCTCCGATCATGTCCATACTCTGCAAAACCACATTAAGCCGGCCATAAGGCTTACAGGGCGTATTACCTTTATAGTCCTGGTCGAGCCTTGGGCAGGGGCAAGTGGTTTCTTCACCACTCTTGAGAACAATGGCCTTCTCGCCGTCACCGGTGCAAATCCGGGTTTTTCCCTGGTAGCAGTTGTATGTAGTGTAAAAATTGCTGTCAATGTCGTCAAACAACAGATATACCGGAATCGTGGTCAGGTGATCGGCAGGCTCGTTGACTATTTCCGCAATTTGTTCCATGAGCGGAATATTGGGAATGAAGTTTCCGGTATTGTCCCTTTCTGTGGTCGTTATCAAAAAGTGGTCTAACTTGGCCGGGAGTCGGTAGGTACTTTTTTCGTCTTTTGTTTTGCGTAGTTCACCGAGCCTGCCGATCTTGATTTTTCCTTGCTCACAAAGCTTGGGTTGCAATCCTTTTATCATAATTTTTCTCCTTTATGTTAGAAAATCAAATATCCAGTTTTTTGTAGTTTTTCGTTTTTTATATAAACAAGCAGATATGTTTGAAGAGTAAAGTTCATGCTTTCTCGCAAATTCACTCTGGTTATTATCTTCAAACCATTCACCCGTATTTTGATTGAATGCCCAAAACCAATGTTGTTTCGTGGGACCACGAGATCTGGATCTACGGTTATTTGCTTGTTCTTGACGAGATGCCCAGCGAAAATTATTAGGTTCATAGTTTCCGTCATTATCAGGCCAGCGGTCTATGGTCATTCCTTTAGGCGGATTTCCTACGTCAGCATAGAAATTCTCAAACGAATGCCAGCGTTTACAAACTTTGATTCCCCGACCACCGTAATCTTTATAGGCTGGATTTCTTGGATTAATACAGCGCTGAATTATGCCTTTCCAAATTTTATGTATTGGAGTTCCAGACATTCCGTGTGTTGTAAAATGTTTTTTAGCTAATTCTTTTACAAGACATCCACAACTTTGGGTGTGACCTGATCTAAGATGATAAGAATTTATTTCACAAACTTTCCCACAGCTACACAAGCACAGCCAAGCAATTGATCTTCTTTGTCTTTTCTCTGTAGGCTCAATAGCCACCAGTCGCCCGAATCTCTGTCCTGAAATGTCTTTCGCGTTGCTATGTAATTTCATGCTAATTTTATGGAAGAACTCCTGATGCTGCTTAGGACCTGCCGCGAGAGGAGGTTCCGGTTTCCCGGACATCAGGAGTTCAAATTTTAGATTTCGGGGTTTCACGGTAAATCCTAAGCATATTTTTATACTACTAAATTTTAAGAAAAAGTCAAGTTAATCATCCGCTCCAAGGATAACTATTTCATTCATATATCCCGGCCAAACGTTATTTTTTATACACTCGATATATTTTTCAAGATCAATGTCAATCTGTTGCCGTGCTGCTTCTATTATTTCATCAGAGAGCATATAAATCGCAGTTTCATAGGGACTGAAATTTTCCACAACTATGAAAATAAAAGCTTCCGTGCGTCTGTTTACTCCGGCCGCTTGATACGCAGCATTTAATCCGCGCTCGTACCATGCTGCCTGTCTATCGTATCCCCAGCGTTTCACTTCGCGCAAAAAACCTTGAGGGCTGCCTGCTTGAGAACTTTTCAAATCTATTATAATATCGTCTGTACGAATATAATCTGGTCTGATTTTACAGCGTAAACCTGAGGCTGGATCATCCCAAAAAATGGACATTTCTGGGGTTCCCCCTGTAAGCAGTTCATGCGCTACTGAACAAGATGTATTTTTAAAGGCATCTGCCATGTTTATTACATTATTATATTGACTAGGTGTTAATGCTATGGCCTTCGGATTCGCTTTGTCCCACTTAACACGTCCAGCAGATCCTACACGCGGGGCAGAGCCTTTGCCGAATTGAGCTTCAAAAAGTTCTGGTTGCAGGATGGAGCAATGCAAAGCACTTCCTTCTGTTTGCGTCCCGGTTGCCGGCCTGTCGTTGTCGCGCCAGTAGGCAAATTTTTTAGCCGATTGGCTGAAGATTTTGAGACCGGAATTATTGATGGCGGAATCAGCGAGGTACTCGTGAAAAGGGATGTCCTGGAAAAAACCGGGGCTGAATGTTTTGGTCATATCTCATACCCCATGGTTTTTAGCTTAACCCGGTTTACGTTTAAGTGATTACAGGTCCAGTCTGAACATTTATCCTCAAATTTGCAACGGGCTAAGGCTGCTTCTTCACTGGTATCATGACAACCGAGGTAAATCGTTTTCCCACGAATGGTAATATATGCTTGCCATTTTTTAGCACATTTATTTCGATAAACACCCGTGAATCCACTGGTTGATGCTGAATTAACCCCGTAATTTTGCATATTGCATGATCTGGTAACGTGTCTTAAATTTTTCCAACGGTTATCGTCTCGGATGCCATTTAAATGATCAACATCATTTTCAGGTAAGTAGCCTTCCATATACAAGAATGCAAGTCGGTGAGCCTGATATCTTTTGTTGTCAATTGAGATTGTGACATAGCCACAACTATTATGAGATTTAGCGATATCGCCGATTTTTACACGACGAGACAGGCTGACCCTCCAAACAAAAATCCCTGTTTTGGGTGAATACTCAAGAACTTTGCACAACCTTTCTTGTGTCAGTAATTTTGTTTCCATTTTTAAGCCTCTTGACATTCAAAAAAATACGATTATTATTTATAATAATTATTTATAATAATTAGTCAAGAAAAATCTTAAAAATAAAAAGGAAAAATTGATGAAGCTTTCAAAGTGGATAAAAGGTACAACCTCTGAAGAAATTCGGAAATTAGCGGAAAGGGTTGGTTGCCACCATCTTTACCTTTATCAGGTAGCAAAAGATAGATGTTCTGCCGGCTTGGCCAAGAAGATCGAAAAGGCCACAAAAGCAATGAATCCTCGTCGGGTTGTCCAGAAACATGAATTACGGCCAGACATTTGGTCAAAAAGCGAATAAAACCAGCGGGTTGGCTTTATGATTATTGCAAAACAAAGATTTGGCAGATTGACCACAATCAAATCTTTCAAAAAATTCAAAAATGGGCAGAAAAGGCTTGTTTGGTATTGTTCGTGTAGTTGTGGAAAATTTTGTGAGGTTCGTGAAGATAGTCTCAAAAGCGGTTATACGGAAAGTTGTGGCTGTTTCCAAAAAGAAAGAGTTACAACACATGGCATGAAAAATACTTCAATTTATAAAATTTGGGTATGCATGATCCAACGCTGCGAAAATCCGAACGATTCAGCATATAAGTGGTATGGTGGTCGAGGCATAAAAGTCTGTGAGCGTTGGCGTAATTCCTTCGAAACTTTTTATGCTGACGTCGGAGATCCACCCGATGGAATGACTCTTGACAGGTGGCCGGACAACGACGGAGACTATGGACCTACAAACTGGAGATGGGCGACAAGGAGAGAGCAGGCAGGCAATACAAGAAATTTGCGTTGGTTCCGTGCATGGCATAAAGACAGCATGGCTCAACATATGAGCAATAATCAACACGAGTTTGCGAGAAAATATGGATTAAACAATACAAATATTTGTGCTTGTCTTCATGGTAGACAAAGTGTCCATAGGGGTTGGACATTTCAGAGGATATAAACCTTACATCCCATGTCTATGTTTCGCCTCCGCCAAGGGTGAGGACCAATAGGATAAGGTGGCGGCTGCCTGGAAGTGTCAGCCATAAAAGGAAATGGACATGGGGTGTATTTAATTTCACATGAAAAAAATAGAGTGTCCTGAATTTTGTTTGCTGAACAAGCGTCTGCCTACAAGCGAAGGGGTCTGTGCCCACTGCAGACGTGATTGTCCGTTTGCGGGTAAGCGTAGAAGCTATCGGAAGAAAAAATAAAACTTGGGCGGTCCGGAGTGGGTCTGGATCTGTCTGCGGAGTATTTGTGGGATATGGCCAAGGAAAAGATTGAGGCGCCAATGCAAAGGGAGATGTTCTAAAATGAGTAAAGCAAAATTCAACAAGACGAACAGTAACATAGGTTGGGCAGCATGGTCCTGGAATCCAGTAACCGGATGTCTCGGGCCTGCTGGGAACGGAAAACATTGCCCATATTGCTATGCCAAAGCCATGGCCGATAGGTTCCAACAAGATTTCACGCCGATCTTTCATCCTGAACGCCTAGAGGCTCCAAAGAATACACCACTTCCCAAAAAGGGAAATGCTCGAGTATTTGTCTGCTCCATGGGTGAGCTTTTTGGTCCCTGGGTCCCGGATGAATGGATTGAGCGGATACTTAAAGTAGTCCGGGCGAATCCTCAATGGACCTTCTTGTTTTTGACGAAGTTTCCCGAGAGACTGCCTGAATTGGATTGGCCTGATAATGCATGGATAGGAGCCACCATTGATCGACAAGAGAGGATACATAAAACAATAGATGCTTTCATGTCTCTCAAAAAATATGGTACAGAAATAAAGAACAAACTATTTCTTTCTTGTGAGCCTATGCTGGAAGAAATCAAAATTCCCATGCTGGGATGGTTGAATATTGATTGGTTAATAGTGGGGGCCCTGTCTAAAGGCGCAAAAAAGGTACAACCGGATCCGGCATGGGTTGAATCTTTATTTTTTAATGCCCGTCAATACGATGTGCCTGTTTGGTTTAAGGATAATCTGGTCTTTAGGCCCCAGGAGGTCCCTAAATGATTGAACCTAATATTGCTGATATTAACGATCTAAATGAACGGCTTTCTGGTGAAGAGTTGCGGTCTCTTAAACAAGTGGATGTTTATCTCAATCGGGGTGGGCGGATCGAAAAAAGGCACGGCCTAATTTGTTTGGCTGACGAGAATGCTGAATACATAGTTGGTGGAAAAACGACACAAGAAATGTTGGAAAGATTAGATTCTTTAATGACCTAAAAAATCCGCCACTGGCTAAACTTAACCAATGGCGGGAACACGAGGAGAAGTGGAAATTTATTTCTTCTTACTTAGTTGACAAGTTTTTCCATTACGTTCGAAAACCCATTGCCCGTCCTTTACATATACTACCTTTACATCATGAAAGGACATTAGATCCAGGGCCTCTTCTTTGCTCATGTTCGGAGATCCAAGACCCTGGACCTGGTGTTCTGGTAAATCGATTAGAAGGAAATGCCAGGCTGCAAAACTAAGACAGACTGCGATTGCTAGACTGACACATGCCTTGCCTATTTTTTTTATCATTTCAAAAACCTCCGATTAGCGAATACCACAGGCCACAATCGGGACACTTCCATAGCCGGAACATACTTATTTCCAGGTCGGTAGGATTTTGATTCTTATACGGCCGGTAGGCATGATTACAGGTTACAGACATTTTTATCTCAAGTTGCCCGGCGTTCTAATCCCTGGGCCGGGCGTCCAGGGTTAAGGAGGAGATGGAAAATTAATTAGCATATTCAAATTTCCAACCTTTTACAGATTTAAAGTGTGGTGTTTTACGCAGACAAGCTGAAATATTGCTCGGATTTAATCCATACCGTCTTGCAAATTCACTCTGATTATTAGAAATAATTTGCTTGCCATTTAACTTCCAAGCCATAAATCGGCGTTGTTTAGCTGGACCACAGGATTGAGATCGACAATTGTTCCGCTGTTCCTTGCGAGTAGCCCATCGACAATTTCCTGGCTCATAATTACCATTGTTGTCAATTCTCTCTAAGGTAAGACCAGAACTTGGTTTTAGTTCCATATCTTCAAGAAAGTTCTCAAACCTTTTCCAGCGTTCACATACTTTTATTCCACGGCCACCATAGCGATGGTAGGACTTGCAATTTTGGTTTAAACAGCGACGCTTCATGTCATACCAGGCTTGATATTCTGGTGTTCGTTTGCCTTTTTTGCAATGGCCGTGCTTTATTTTTCCCATATTAATTATTGGCTCCACTCCCATCTGTCTTCCATAAAATTGTATTTGAGTTCACTGTCAGGATCTTCATAGCTCCAGTGATCTTCCATGGGATTGTATTTAAGGTCATTCTGTGAGGATTCATAGCTCCAACTGTCTTCCATGTAATTATAGCGGAGTTCGGAATCATCAGCAAAGGCAGGGCCAGACAAGATAAGGATAAGGGCCATGGTCATTAAAATTTTCATAGGATTATTCCTCTCTTAAAAAATTGGACAAAATTTCAATGCTGATACTCACGCCGGCGGCTACTGTAGGTAATTTGCTATTCATTAGTATACCGTATTCTTTTTTCAGTTCTTTGATGGCTGTTTCTGTTGCGCCTTTCCATACATCATTTTTGCACAATGCAGCCTTTTCGTCGCCTGGTAGTGCCTCGTGCCATTCGCTGAATGTCATAATTAGCCTCCCAAAGCTTCTACAATCCGCTCAAGGCCGGACAGGTGATTCAGGATAGCACTTACATCCGGCAGGCGTCCGGTGACATAGTACATAATCGCGGCCAGGTAAAAGATGCCCATGCCAAACCCAAACAAGATTGCGGCCGGCAACATGGTGAGTGTTTTGCTGATAGTCTTCATGGCTTTTTCTCCTCTTTGGGTTTATCGGCTTTAAGGTCTATTAATTCCTCTACAAAAGATATTTCTGTAACGGATCGCCAAAACTTATTTCCATGAATATTCATCAACTTTACCCAATTACCAGATGGTGATATTTCTAACACTTTAAACTCAGCAACTGTTTGACTTTTGTATGGACCAACATCAAGTTTCAGCAAACACCTTTTTCTAAGTAAGTCTGTAATGTTCATGGTTTTTTCTCCTCAAACTTTTTAAGATCATGTTTTTTTGGATTGCATTCTTCTTCAGGTGAGTAACCGGTTTCAATCCAACCAGTTTTATCAGTATCCAAGACACCAGTGTTTGTGAAAACCTGCAAGCCACAGTCCTCGCCCTCATAAGCTGTGACACGAATATCGTCAGGTAGGTTTTGAATCAGTTTTTTTAAGTTTTTAATGGTCAGCATGGCTATTACCTCCTATTCCTGCGTTTCAACGCCTGGACCATTTGCCGGCGCTTCTTTCTCTCGGGAGTGGCTGGCTTGGGTTTTGGAAGATGGTGCTTTGCTTTTATTCCCCAGCGGGGAACACGCGGTTTCGCATGGAAAAGCGATTCCATTAATTCAGACAGGCCAAGTAATTTCATGGTTTCCCCTTTACGTCAAATGCGAAAAAGTCTCTATCACTGACTTTCCAGCGAGATACGGACTCGCCTTCTCTTAAAAATCCCACTTCACGCAAGTAAGCGGTAAAGTCCTCGCGGGTGAATCCGAATTCGCTTATTGGGTTGGGTTCTGGTTGTGGATTAATTTCAGTCATCTTATTCCTCCGGGCCTTTTAGCGCCAATGCCCAGGGCATCAAGATTAGGCTTTTTTGTAAACATTCGCGCCAAGGTAGATACCAGGGGCGATTTCCTTGTTGCCTCCGGTTGTGGCAATCACGATACTTTTGCCCGACTTGCTTGGTCCTTGAGATTTGCTCAGGTCGATGGTGAGTGTGAGCGTGGTTCCCTGGGTCGTAATTTCAATGTTTTTCATGGTTCTGTTCTCCTTGCTGTGGGTTATTATTAAGACTTATTCTGAAAATACATCCATAGAGAGGAGAAGTCAAGCATTAATTCAGAAAAAAGATGAAATAAGATTTTATTTGTTGACAAAATTCTGAAACTGGGCTAAGAAAAACTATGCTAGGGTATTGTTGTAAACTCCAATCAACCGCAGACAATATTTCTCCCTCGGCGCCGGGCAACTGGCATCCTCTTTTTACAATGGACCTTAGCAGGCTGAGGGAGAAATTTTTTATTTGAGGTCGTCGAATGAAAGTTATTCAAACATCTTATAGTGGATACCTTTTCCGATCACGCCTTGAGGCAAGGTGGGCTGTTTTTTTTGATAGCTTAAACATTAACTGGGAATATGAAAAAGAGGGATTTGAGTTTAAAAATGGGAGGCGCTATCTTCCTGATTTTTGGTTATTAGATGTGTATGCGCGAAACAATCAATGGCAAGGAATATGGATGGAAATAAAGGGGGTTAATCCGACAGAAATAGAAGAATATAAATGCCATTTACTTGAAGAGGCTACAGCACAACCGGTATTTTTAGCTGTTGGGATACCTCCGGGCAAGGGGGTAGATGGCTATGGAATTATAGATTTTCCTTGTATGTTTTCTGGTCAGACTTTTTGTAAATGTTACCATTGTGGAAGTATAAAAATTGATGATTCATTAGAAACAAATCCCTGCCAAAAATGTGGAAGTTTATCAGAAGATCAGCATCCAGATATTCAACAAGCTATTGTTGCCGCAAAAAGAGCTGACTTCTAAAATGAAGTGGTATAAGCATATAACTGACAGCTTGGATGATCCTTTTATTTTTGAACTTATGGAAAAACATGGATCAGCCGGATATGTGGCTTTTTTTGGTATTTTGGAAATATACGCTAGGGAATTTAAGGTCGCTGATGACTGGAAACTAGTTGTGAGATTGTCATATTTAAAGAAAAAACTTCGATTTTATCATAAAAAAATTCTCATAAATTGTCTTAAAACAATTGGGAGCCAACCAGAGATTGACCAAAGATTAACCAAAGATAGAACAGAGATTGACCAAAGATTAACCAAAGATAGAACAGAGATTGACCAAAGATTAACCAAAGATCAAAAAAGATTAATAAAAGATAGTGGCAAATGGGAAATTGAATTTTACGAAGACAGGGTAAGTATTTTTATACCTAAATTCAGGGAGTTAATGGACGAAAGTACACTAAAAAAATTAAGAGCAATAGAGCAATCTTTCCGGAATTGTTCTGGAATCATTCCGAAAAGTGGTGCGACAGATGTAGATGTAGATGTAGATGTAGATAAAGAAAGAAAAGAAGTATTACATACTTCTTGCTCGGAGCCAGAAAAACCACTGGACTCCGAACAGCCTGTTTTAAAAATTTCTCTCGTAAAAAAAGATGGTGATTTTTTGATTTTTCAAAAAGACATTGAACAATGGAAAGATACTTTTCCTGCTGTAAATATTTTGCAAACACTCAAAGAAATCCGTCAATGGAATTTAGATAATTCAACAAAAAGAAAAACTAAATCTGGAATACGAAGACATATTTCATTTTGGATGGGAAAAGAACAAAACAAAGGTGGAAACAAAAAAAATGAATCTGAAGATATTCTTTCCCGCCTCAAAAGAAAAGAAAAGGAATTAAACAATGAAACCTGAAACTATTTTGGATGGTTTGCAATCTTTAAAAAAAGCAGGACTTTTTCGTACACCTAAAAAGTTTGGGGAAATTGCTGAATTCTGGCTCCAAAAATTCAAAAATATGTCAGACAATCAATTTACTCATGCGATTGATGCAATTACTGACAATGAAGGAACGTGGCCAAGTATTTCAACAATTTACAAACATGCTTCTACCTGGGCAGAATCTAGAAAAGAAAAAGATGCCTGTCCTTATTGTGAAGATACGGGATTCTTGTTGATTAGGTCAAAAGGAACAAGCACTGCTTATGCATGTAGGTGTAAAATGGGTCAAAAAATATGGAAAAATCAAAATATTGCATCTTATGAATCATTAGGTATCCCATGGCCGGAGCCTATAGAAAAGCCAAGCCTTTCTAAGAAAATGAGCAAAAAAAATAGACGATTGATTGATACTTTTCTTGGAAGGATTGGAGAAAAAATACCAGACGTGGAATTATTGGAAGAAGATCCGTTGCCAAGAATGATGGTGGATGGATCGCTAGAATCAGGATAAACATAAACCTATACACGCGCGAGGCAAAAGGCAAAATACAGGAAAAGAGGGTTTTTATAATGATTCCACTTTCAGGTAAGCTCGGAGATGATCTGAGAAAAAAGTACGGCAATGCTCAAAACTTGCCAATTATTGAGCAAGAAAAGCCAAGTCTTTCGGAATGCTACGGGTGCGAGCGTTACGAGTGTGGGTCTGCTTTGCCTTATGTCGGTGTCATCCATTGGTGCAAATATGAGAAATTCGACCGGATCAAGAAGAGGTTTGTTACTCATTACGCAAATATTGACTTGCTTAAAACTTGCCCAAAAAAGAGCAAAAAAAGGCAGTTTTAGTAATAGCCTATATATAATAGATAGTTAGATTCTAATGAAAATCACAAACGAAAAAAACTGTTATTGCCACACCTGTAAAAGAAATTTCCATTATTTTGGAATCACGCGGCACAGGGCAATGCACCGAGATCGAAAAGAAGACTGTAAGATAACGTATACCCATGGAGATACTTACATTCATAGATTTTCTATTCAAAAGGAGGTTGATTTATGGCAAAAGGACTAAACAAGGCGGAAATTATCGGCAGGCCTTAGGTTGATGTTTTGTTTCAGTGTGGTATATTGGGACACAACAAATATACAGTGGAGGTGTATAAATGTTTTCAGAAAATGTTGTGGCCAGATATTGGAAATATGTAATAGTAAAAAATGGTTGCTGGGGTTGGAGTGGATCAAAATCATTAGGCTATGGGCAACTTGCAGTTACGAGAGGAATGGCTACTGCAAAAGCTCATAGAATATCTTGGTTTATTCATTATGGGCGCATTCCTAAAGGTCTAAGTGTTTGTCATAAGTGTGATAATCCTGAGTGTAGTAATCCTGAGCATCTTTTTCTTGGAACCCATAAAGAGAATATGGTTGATGCACACAAAAAAGGACGGCTTCGTTTTTATAAACAAGGTTCAGGAGAAAAAAATAACGTAGCAAAATGTACCATGGAACAAATAAAAAAAATAAGAGAAGAATTCGCAGCAGGTGCAACATTGGCCGAATTATCTAATAAATATCAAAATACCAATATGATTAGGATAGTCAGAAATAAATCATATATTGATCCAGATTTTAAACCAATAAATGGGAATGAAAAACCGAGACCATTTCGAAGAAAATTAACAAAAAAAACAATTAATTATATTATTGAGTCATCGTTATCATCAAGAAAAATAGCTAAAAAGCTTGGTGTGTCGAAGACTCTTATACTTTCAGCCAGAAAAGGAGATTTGTATGAGCAAGGGACTTAATCGTGCTGAACTTATTTGTAGGCTTGGAGCAGATGTTGAACTCAAATACACACAATCCGGGACCGCTGTAGCCAATATGTCAGTGGCCACCAATCATTCAGTTAAGAGCGGCGATGATTGGGAAGAAAAAACCGAATGGCATCGTATCGTGGTCTGGAGCAAGATGGCAGAGGCTTGTGCTGAGTATCTTTCTAAGGGCAGCCAGGTTTATATTTCGGGGCGACTGCAGACGCGATCCTGGGATGATAAGGACGGCGTCAAGCGATGGGCAACGGAAATTGTGGCACAGGAGGTCCTCTTCCTGGACAGCAAAGGCCAGGGCCAGAAATCAGACCGGCCTCCGGCGCCTCCAGTGGATGAAGAGAAGGGCCAGGGCCAGCAGGCTGGTGGATATGATGCGAGTGAGGAAGATCCGGGGGGCATGGGAGCGGACGTCCCTTTCTAGCCACACTGCTTATTTAAGCAGTGTTTTTAAAACCACTATACATTTGTATAGCAGCCAAAGGAGCTTAGAGATGATCACAAAAGAGACAGCGGAAAAGATTGTGTCCTGTTACCAGGAAATTGAGACCGGTGAGGGGTTGCTGGAAAAGCTGGAAAAACCAATAGAAGGTACTGTAAATCTTCTTCTTGATTTGGGTGTTCTGGTTGGCGATCGCTCCCGCTGGCTTTGCAAGATACGGCCAGGGCTGGCCTTGTGTATAACACGGGCATACACAGCCGAGAAAAAGAAAGAACTTATCGAGGCCGGCGAAAAGGCGAAAGATGAACTGGGGTTGGGGGGCGTTCGCATAGTCATCCCAGGACAGATACCGCCAGGATAAACCCATGAAGCTGACACTTGATAACCAATGCAGCCTCTTTGGTGCGGACAAGAGTATTACAAACCGGGTTAAACAAGCTTTAACCATGTTAAACCCGGCTTACCTTGAGGCTGTGAAGCATGATCGCTGGACGGGGAACCTTGACAAGGAGCTCACCTTCTATGAAGAGCTCGATCCCTGGCCCGGACTTTCTTTTCCTCGTGGATTCATTAGGCAGGCATTAGATATCACCGGCAAGGGTTTTACCTTTCAGGATAATCGGCGGGTTTTGCCGCCTGTCAATTTCCAATTTACCGGCAAGTTGCGGCCATACCAAGATAAGGCTAAACAAGCTCTTCTTAAAAAGGACTTTGGTGTCTTAGAGGCTCTTATGGGGTCCGGCAAGACCGTAATTGCCCTGGCCGTGATTGCAGCCAGGAAGCAGCCGACCCTAATCCTGGTTCATAATAAGGAGTTGCTTTATCAGTGGCGGGACCGGATTGCCGAGTTTACAGGGATTTGTGCTGGTTTGGTTGGTGATAGTAAATTCGGCATTCAGTCGATTACAGTGGCAATCATTAATACGGCCAAAACACGCCTGGCTGAGTTGTCTGAACATTTTGGTCAGATTATCGTGGATGAGTGTCACCGGACCCCGGCCACGATGTTTAGTGAGGTTGTCCGGGCCTTTGATTGCAAGTATATGCTGGGCCTGTCAGCAACTCCCTATCGGCGTGATGGGCTTACGGACCTGATTCATTGGTTTGTCGGTCCCTGTGTCCACAGGGTTGATCCCAAAGAACTTGAGGATGTGGGGGCCGTTCTGGTTCCCGAGATACAGACCCGTGAGACCGGGTTCAATTATCAAAAGCTTTTGTCGTTGATTGTTGTGGACGAGGACCGTAACAACATGATTGCTCAGGACGTTCTTTTTGAGGCCAGGAATCATTCGGGGACCGTGTTGATCGTCTCTGACAGAATTGAGCACTGTGAAATATTGTTTAATTTGCTAAAACTGGCGCCCCGTATAGGTTACGAGATAGAAATGCTCACAGGACAAATAAAATCAAGGGAGCGTACGTCCCTTGTCGAAAATATCCGGGCAGGCAAGGTCAAGGTCGTGATTGCCACTGTTCAACTGATTGGAGAAGGCTTTGACTGTCCTGGGCTGTCCTCGCTATTCCTTGCGACGCCCATTAAGTTCTCAGGTCGATTGATTCAGGTCATTGGCCGGATACTGCGGCCGGCAGACGGTAAAAAGCCAAGAGTTTATGATTATCGAGATCCGGTGGGGCCTCTGTTTGCATCGGCAAGGTCAAGGCAAAAAACATATAAGGACATGGGGTGGATAGAAGATGAAGAAGATAGAGAAAGTGGATCCAAGCAGACAACAAAAGACTGAAGAGCTTTTGAACTATTTGGGTAAAATCATTCAGGACGCAATAAATCAGTTTTTCCAGGGTTGGGGTTTCACTCTTGTAATTTTCAAGTTCAACGAAAAGGGTGTCAGCAGCTATGTAACAAGCGCTGAGCGCGAAACAATGATTGAATCTCTTAAAGAAATGGTTGAGAAGCTTGAAGAAAATAAAGACTTTCCTGTAAATCCGGGGACTCTCCATTGAAAGAGATGGTGTGAGATGAAATTACTTGACTTGTTTTGCGGAGCAGGTGGAGCAGCTATGGGGTATCATCGGGCGGGGTTTGATGTTACGGGTGTTGACATTAACCCTCAACCCAACTTTCCTTTTAAATTTATTCAAGCGGATGCCCTTACTTTTTCTTTAGATGGTTTCGATGTGGTTCATGCCAGTCCTCCATGTCAATATTACTCAAAATGTACGGCCATAAATCACCGCAATAATCATCCGCGGCTGATATCAATTACCAGGAATATGTTAGAAAAAACAGGATTACCTTATGTTATTGAAAATGTTGAAGGCGCAAGATATCGGTTGATAAATCCTATTGTGTTGTGTGGGTCAATGTTTGGTTTACCAATTAGGAGGCATCGTTATTTTGAGATATGGCCGCCTGTTTTGTTTTTAACGCCCCAATGTAACCATAAACCAAATCCGGTTTATATCACAGGTACTCCAAGACCTAAAAATGGTCCAAGGAAAGACCCTTCGGCGGCTGTTAAGCGAGAGGCTCTTGGTACACCTTGGATGACAATTAAAAATATGGACGAAGCAATCCCGCCAGCGTATACCGAATGGATTGGTAAACAAATCATTAACATTCTTGACAAATAACTGCCTTTCAGGTATGGAAAAACCATTCCACTCCTAAAAGGACAGAAAATGACAGAGACTTCAAAAGTAACTCGCATGTCTGCCCATACTGATAATTGTCTGTTTATCAGTCCAGAGCAAGCAATTTCTGACCTTCAAGAATTCCTCAAAGACAATCCAGAATTTGACAAAGTATTCCTGATTGCAGCCAATAAAAAAGGCGGACTTTTTAATTACGCCTGGTTTAAGGGACGTATGTTATGTTCAGAATCTATCACGGTCTTGCATTTGTCTTTAAATGATCAGGTTCAGGCGCTTCAGGGTGGGAATGTTTAATATGGCTCGTATTGAGAAGCGAAGAAAATGTAAAATATGTGGGACTACATTATCCAGATACAACTATTCTGATATTTGTTTTCATCATCAAGTAAATACTGCTGAAGGAGTTGAATTTTCACATTTAAGTGAAACAAAGTGTTCTAGCAGAAGAGATCATGGTCTTATAACAGAAATGCAATATGAAGGACGTGGAATTTTTGGAGAAAAACATAGATAATGTATCAAAAATGTCCTATATGCGGCGGAACCGGCTTAGTCGGTAAACCTCCCTGGGTAGCAGGGGATCAAGACTCCTGGACTTGTTCGGGTTCTGGTCCTTATACTTGTCGGGCCTGCAATGGGACCGGTTTGCTTTGGCTCAATATTCAACTGCTTGATCCTTGTGGCCTGTTGACTCTGCGAGCTGATTGATAGCCATGGCTACTTGCAAAACCAAATACAAAGAAGATTATCCTCAAATAGCTGAGGTCGTCTGCGAAGAGGGCGGGCTTTCCTTGCGTCAACTGGGCAAGGCCCTGGGGGGTGTCTGTGCTAAAACCATACTTGACTGGAAGAAAAAGTATCCGGAATTCGAAGAGGCTGTGAACCGAGGCACTGCGGCATTCGATAAATCAACGGCTAAAAACTCCCTTCAGAAACGATTACAGGGCTATTTTTACAACGAGACTACCTCTACCCTGGTCACCGATCCAAAAACAAAAATAGCCAAAATGACAGTCACTCGAATAGTCAAGAAGCACATGCCGGCTGACGTTCATGCCCTGACTCTCTTCTTGATTAACAGGGACGCCGAAAACTGGAAATATCGTCAGCAGATAGATGTTAATGTCCTGCAAAAACTTTCCGATAAGGAAATTGATAAGCGGATTTCCTTGATTGTGGACAATACCAAAAAAAGGAAGAAGCGTGCAACGGGCTGACAATACAGCTTTAGACTTGGGCTATGGCCAGTATAGCCGTATCCAAAAAGAGAACCTTTTGGCGCTCCTCCAGGAGAAAGAGAGGCGTGTCAATTCAAGGAAAATTCTATCTTTGTATCCTGATAATGGGCCATTAAGGCGTGAATTATACCGGCCGCATGTGACCTTTTTCGAAGCTGGGGCCAAGTTTCGTCAACGTTGTTTCATGGCAGCTAACCGGGTTGGGAAGACTGAGGGCGTCGGCGGCTATGAACTGACTTTGCATCTTACCGGTCAATACCCTAAATGGTGGAAAGGTAAAAGATTTAATCGACCAATAAGGGCCTGGGCAGCAGGCACGACCGGCCAAACAACCAGGGATATCGTGCAGCGTAAATTGTTGGGTCCTATAAATAATATCGGGACCGGCCTAATTCCTGGTGATTGTATAGCCGACTATAAAAAGAAGGCTGGTAATGTCCCGGATGCCATAGAGACCGTTTATGTCAAGCATATAACAGGTGGAATTTCAAGTTTGGGTCTCAAGTCCTACGAACAGGGGCGTAAGGCCTTTGAGGGCGATGAGCAAGACGTTGTTTTGCTTGACGAAGAATCGCCCATTGATATTTATACTGAGTGCCTAACGCGGACCATGACCACTCAGGGCATTGTGATGCTTCTGTTCACTCCCTTGCAGGGCCTATCTGATACTGTTCTCATGTTCATGCCTGGTGGCCAGATACCGGCAGAGATGGGCAAGCGTTTTGTGATTCAGGCCTCGTGGGATGACGCGCCTCACCTTTCGGAACAAGACAAGCAGGATATCATTGATTCTTATTTACCTCACGAGCGGGATGCTCGGTCGAAAGGTATCCCTCAGCTTGGATCCGGTCGAATATATCCAGTTTCAGAGGATGATCTGCTTGTCGATGACTTTGTGATTCCCGATCATTGGATACAGGCTTATGGCTTTGACGTTGGGTGGAAAGCAACGGCTGCGGTCTGGGGGGCCCTGAACCGCGAATCCGATGTGCTTTATTTCCATTCATGTTACAAGCAGGGCCAGGAAAAACCGTTAATACATGCCGAGGCCGTTAAAGCCCGTGGGGAGTGGGTGCCGGGATTATCCGATCCGGCCGCTCTTGGTCGAGGTCAGAAGGATGGGAGCCAGCTCATGGTTGAGTATAATGACCTGGGCTTAAAACTGGTCCCTGCAGAAAATCCGGTCGAAGCTGGAATCTTGAAGCTGTATAAACGAATGACTACAGGACGGCTCAAGGTGTTCCGGTCAATGGTCCAATGGCTTGAAGAGTTCAGAATTTACCGACGTGATGAAAAAGGCAGGGTAATCAAAGAATTTGATCATCTCATGGACTGCCTACACCCAGATACTCTTGTTATTACCAATCAGGGAAAAATCAGAATAAAAGACTTGGTGGGTACAGAGGGCCTGGTTTTGAGTACAGACGGAAAGTGGTTGCCTTATGAAAATTGTAAGCGATATGGGCAAAATAAGTCTGTAGTGGAGATTTTGTTTAACGATGGAAGCAAAGTTGTTTGTACGCCGGACCATAAGTTTTTGACGTCTAGGGGATGGGTTGAGGCTATTGATTTGCAAGACACGGATTGTTATAGTGCCGTATCTTATACAATTTCGGAGACAAATAAATGCAAATCATTGAACTGTCTGAAAAGAAGCAAGAATTTAAGGGAAAGGTTTATTGTCTGTACGGAAAATATTTCCGAAAAAATGGGGTTAGCCTGCACCGTGAGGTGTGGAAAAGCCAAAACGGGGAAATTCCTGAAGGATATGTGGTCCACCATATTGATGAAAATAGATCAAACAACGACATTTCTAATCTGGACTTATTGTTACTCGCTGAACATACTTCGCTTCACCAAAAAGGACATGATCGACCAGTTTCTCCCGAAGCTCTCACTGCAGCCGCAAAATGGCATGGTAGCACAGATGGAATTGAATGGCACAAACAGCACTACGAAGACTTTAAAGACAGACTTCACCAAAAGGCCAAATTTGTTTGCGAGGTTTGCGGAAAGAAATTTATTACACAAATTACAGGGCAAAATAGATTCTGTTCAAACAGCTGTAAATCAGCTTGGAGACGTAAAGCGGGACTCGATAATATTGAAAGAACCTGTTCAGAATGTGGGAAAAAATTTATCTCGAATAAATACAATAAGACACAAACATGTTCAAGGGAATGCGGTGCTAAAATGTCTGGCCGTAAAAGACGCGGGAAAAAGCGACGTATATTGTCTTGAAGTACCAGAATCACATGCCTTCGCAGTTGAAAGCGGAGCAATAGTCCATAATTGTTCCCGATATCTCAATAATTCAATCGTGGAAATAGGAATAACCCGGCCAGAAGACGAGCTCGTAATCGTTCCTGGCTCAAGTAGTAAGTTGGCCTCGGGATGGGCAAGATGACAATATTACGAAAAATACGAGCTATGATAGCAGAATATGTAAGTGTCGTAGGTGTGGGTCCAGCTATTTTTGTCTTAATATTATTAATTTTTGTTTTGGTATTATTAGGTTTTTGCCTTTTAGAGTGGCTGGGATTAAGATAATGCCAATATGATAGATAAAGTGAGGAAAAAATTATGATAACCAATAAGATTTTCGATGCGATTACAATTGCAGCTAGCGGCGTAGCCAACTCAGTTCCCATAGAATTACCTCACCACTTAGAGGGATTCTTTTCGCTACAGATCGAACTGACCGGTAATGGCACAGCTAAGTTTGAATATGAAGTTTCGAACGACGGCGAGACCTATATAACCCAGACGGCAACTGCTGACCAGATTGTTTCCGGCTTTACAAAAACATCCGGGCCGGGATCAGACGGAAAGGACCTCATCAGTTTCGAGCCGGAACCTGCAAAAATGATGAAAATAGTGTGTACTGAGACAGGCACATCTGATTCTGTGACAATTACCGTGACAGCAGTAATAAGGTAACGGGGGAATATCATGAGAAAATTATTATTGACTATACTCGTCTTGCTTTTTCTTAATGGACAGGCTTACGGCTGGGGCGGGTGGGATACAATAAAAAAATTGCTTTCTCAGGCGAATACTTGGACAGGAGAACAAACATTCACGGATCTCAAAACGACGAATGATCCTACGGATGGCGATGGAGTAGGCAACCGAGACTTCAACGACAATCGCTACAATCGAGACATTGAAAAGCATGACACATAAATATATTTCAAATCAAGGCGAAACGGTTGAAGTAGATATCATATTAGTCGCTGTAAGTTATCCTATTCAAGTCATATTCTCCGTTGAAGAGGCTCTGATTATGGAGATAGCCCCGCCTGCTGGTGAGCTATTTGACCTTGATGGTACGGCACTCGATGCAAATGATTGCGTAGATTCGCCTGCTGTGGTCGGTAGCAAATTAGCAGCTACACGTCTACAGATAGCCGATGCTTCTTGGCGGTGGTCTTTGGACACGGTTAGAGGGGCCTGGGTCGATACTGGATGCCCTTTTGGTTATGGGTAGGATCTCAGGCGTGGGGAACAACTTATTACATGCGAGCCGATGGCACGGCTGCCAATGCGACCGTTGCTACTGGCCCCTGTGCGATTGCTGCAAATTGTATGTCCATTGCCACCCATGATGTGGCCTCTTTCAGTGGTGACGATATTATCAAGCTCTGTGACGATGGAGGAATCTTTCGTGATCAGATGGATATTCCTTCTTCTGGCACAGACGGGCATCCTATTACTTATCAGGCAGAGACAGGTGATAGTCCCGTAATTAGTGGGGCTAATTTGGTAATCCCTGGAACAAATTGGTCTGAGGTTGCAGTAGCTCCATTAGTAAATGATACTTTTGAGGGTGGATCTGTTGATGGTTGG